TTATCGATACACCCTACAAGCGCAACGGCTAATGTTCAGGTGATCGGCGTACCTGGGGCGATCTGGACCCGACCAGCGAACTTCAATGTACTGGGTATTGCATCCGATGGCGACATATCAGGCAATGTGGATGGTAACGTTGTTGGGTCAGTAGCTAGCGTTACCGGCGCAGTGGGTAGTGTTACCGGCGCAGTGGGTAGTGTTACAGCAACGGTTGCGGCTAACGTTACGCAATTAGGTGGCGTTACGCAATCGCTCACAGATTTAAAAGATTTTGCGGATTTAGGCTATGATCCTGCTACAAATAAGGTTCAGGGAGTTGTATTGGTTGACACGACCACAACTAATAGCGATATGCGTGGCACAGATAGCGCAGCGCTTGCTTCAAACTGGACGGCCACACGAGCGGGGTATGTTGATAACCTTAACGGTCACACGGCGCAAACGGGCGACAGTTTCGCAAGGCTCGGGGCTCCGGTGGGTGCGAGCCTTAGCGCAGATATAGCGACAGTGGACTCTAACGTTGACGCTGTTTTAGTTGATACTAACGAGCTGCAAAGCGATTGGGTTAATGGTGGCCGGTTGGATTTAATTCTTGATGAGTTAACCGCGCAGGGCGACACAAATGAAACTAAAATAGATACGATAGATGCCAACGTTGATGCTGTTTTAGTCGATACTAACGAGCTGCAAACTGATGACGTGCCGGGATTAATTGCGGCGCTAGATGTCGTTGTCGATAGGGTGGAGCTTGACACGCAGGACATACAAACGCGGCTACCTGCGGCGCTTGTTAGTGGGCGCATGGACTCGAACGCGAGCGCTATAGCGGGCGATGCCACAGCAGCGACCAATTTATCATCATCCGTACTTGGTATAGTCTCGGGAGCGTGCGAAGGTACGCCAACAAACACAGTGATACAGACCGACCTTGCAGAATCCACAGACGATCACTATATAGGTCGTGTAGTTGTATTTACGAGTGGTGCAGTAGCAGGTCAAGCCACTGACATTACTGATTACACGGGATCGACAGGCACGCTAACAGTAACAGCGCTTACGACAGCACCGAGCGCCACAGATAACTTTGTGATAGTATAATGGCCAAAACGCGGTTAGGATTATCAGGCATAACGCGAGCACCTTATGGCTCATTCGCTGGTAAAGTTGTAATTATTATAGTTCCCCCGTCTGTACCTGTTTCGAGCGGGGTTTTGATAAGCGGTGATAGTGTTAATCGGGGAGTTTTAATGGACTCCACCACCGGCGGCGCGGGAGTTTTAATGGACTCCACCGCCGGTGGCGCGGGAGTTTTAATGGGTGGTAATTTATGAGTGGGTTAAATGTCGGTGAGGTGGGTCAACCACTAAGAATAAATCTGTCGGAGGATATTAGCGCTGCAACAAATGCTACGATAATAGCCGAACCGGAAATAGGGGAGAAGAAGGAATTTATCGGCACTATTCCAAACGTCCCTGTCACCGTTGGAGGTGTCACTATCGCCGCTAATGAATATGTCGAGTACGTGACTTCTAGTGAGTCGGACTTGGACTACAGTGGAAGGTGGAGAATGAAGGCTAAGTTGAAATTTTCACCTTCCGATATCAGGCAAACCGACTTTTCGATTTTTAGGGTTAATCCATGAAGCTTACAAGCAAACAAAAGCTATTTTGTGAGTACTATGTCTCTAACGGGTTTAACGCGACACAGGCGGCAATAAGCGCGGGCTACTCCGAGAAAACCGCAAGGCAGATAGGGTTCGAGATCTTAAAAAAGCCTGATGTATCCAAATATATAGAAGATTACAAGAAAAAGGTGGCTAAAATCGTCTTAATAACGACTGAGGACGTTGTTAGGGGGCTGATGAAGGAAGCGTTTGGGGAATGTGAGGATTCGACATCGGCAACTAGAATAAGCGCCCTAAAGGCGCTATCCGATTATACCGGTGGGTTTGACGCTAACAGGACTACACAAGTTAACGTTGATATGACGCACGAGGAGTGGCTGAGATCATTGGATTAGAGCAAAGGCAGCGACTTAAGGATGACTATGAGTACTATGGTAAAAACTGCCTGAAGATACGTACGAAGAATGAGGGACTATCGCCGCTTGTGCTTAACTCCGCGCAAGAGTATGTACATTCCAAGATTGAAGAGCAGAAAGAGCGTACAGGAAAAGTTCGCGCAATAATATTGAAGGGTAGGCAGCAGGGCGTTTCCACTTACGTTGAGGGTCGTTTTATGTGGAAAGTTAGTCATAATAGGGGTGTGCGTGCGTTTATACTAACGCATGAAGCAGAATCCACCAACGCAATATTTGAGATGACCGAGCGCTATTATGATAACCTTCCGCGCTTCGTTAAGCCTTCAATATCAGCTTCAAATGCCAAAGAATTGCAGTTTGCCGACCTTGATTCGGGCTATAAAATAGGGACAGCTGGTAATAAGGCTGTTGGGCGAGGGCAGACGATACAGTATTTTCATGGATCGGAGGTCGCATTCTGGCAAAACGCAGCGGATCATACAAAAGGCGTCATGCAAGCCATACCTGATGGTGATGGCACTGAAATAATTTTCGAGAGTACCGCAAATGGTGTCGGGAACTTTTTTCATCAGCAGTGGAAGCTCGCGGAAAGCGGTAGGTCAGAATTTCAAGCCATCTTTGTCCCGTGGTTCTGGCAAAAAGAATACGCCAAGGTTGTTCCCGATGACTTTAATCTCACAGAAAAAGAGTTGGAGCTTAAAGAGCATTATGGGCTTAGCAACGAACAGTTACAATGGAGAAGGGTTAAAGTAACAGAGTTAACAAGCGATGGGGCTAACGGGGAATCAGCTTTTAAGCAAGAATACCCCATGAACGCCGCGGAGGCTTTCCAAGCCACGGGTGGTGGCGGATTAATTACTTCTGAACAGTGCATGAAGGCTAGGAAGAATACTGCAAACGGCAATGGCCCACTAATTGTTGGTGTGGACCCATCTAGAGGTGGGGATAGGTTTGCAATAATCCGCAGGCAAGGCAGGAAGATGTACGGCAAAGAGTCTTACCGAAAGTCTGAGTGCGACTCTTTAGGTAAGAACGTCGCTATATGCAAAAGGATACTCGACACTGTAGACCCTGTCGCCGGTAAAAAGCCTGATAAGATGTTTGTGGATTACGGTGCGGGGGCTGATATAGTGGACAGATTGCATGAGCTTGGATATAGTGCTAAAGTAAAGGCTATACATTTTGGCTCCACGCCGCTTAACCCCGTTAAATACAAGAATAAGCGCAACGAAATGTGGGGTGAATTGGCTTTTTGGCTGTCAGATGAAAACATGCTTGCTGATATACCAGATGACGATGAGATCCAAGCGGATTTCTGTGCATCACCATACAATTTAGATGTAGATAATAGGCGTGTTCTTTGGGCAAAAGAGAGGATTGTCAAGGAATACCGTTTTAGTCCTGATTTTGGAGACGCGGCCGCGCTCACTTTTACAGAGCCAGTTGCCAATGTGATTGATTTTGAATGTGAGTCAGAGTTTTAATGTCAGAGTTAAATACCATACATGAAGAGGCGATGAAGCGCTTCGAACAAGTTGAATCTAAAGAGCGAGAACAGCGAAGGCTCGCTGTTGAGGATTTACGCTTTGCACAGACTGAAGATGGTCAGTGGGACTCTGACGCGATCGAAAAAAGAAAGGGCCGCCCACGATACACTATTAATAGGGTTGCTGGCGCTATTGATCAGCTTACGGGGGATCAGAGGCAAAACCGGACAGATATTAAAATTAAGCCTAAGAAAGGCGGTGCCACCGAAGAAGTGGCCAAAATTTTATCAGGTCTAATACGTAATATTGAAGAAGATTCAAACGCCACCGATTCGTATGACGAAGCATTCGACGAAGTTGTTAACGGGGGGTTCGGCGGGTGGCGAGTCATAACAGACTTCGTTGACGACGATTCATTTGAACAAGAGATAAGGATCGAGCCAATCCGTGGCGCTACAACTTCCTTGTGGTTTGACCCTGGCGCAAAGCATTATGATAAGCGTGATGCTACGTGGGCCATGGTTATGGAAGAAATGACAAAGGAAGAGCATAAAAGCAAGTATCCTGATTCACTAGCTATTAACTTCAATCAAGAAAGGTATTCTCACCAGCGTTGCCTTAACTGGTTTGGCGATGATATGGTGCGAGTCGCTGAGTATTGGGTCAAGACTCCGATAAAGAAAAATATCGCTTTGCTGTCGGATGGTCGAGTCATAGACCTGGATGAAGAAGAAGCGGTTCTTGATGAGCTTCTTTCACAAGGTATAAGCGTGGTAAAGACCAGTTCAAGGGAAAGCCACAAGGTTGAGCGGTATATTATTGATGGTGGTGGGGTCTTGAAAGGTCCTGAACCATGGGCCGGCAAGTTTATACCGCTCGTGCCTATGTACGGTAGGACAACTTATATAGAAGGTATGACATACTGTAGGGGGCTCGTTAGATTTGCGAAGGACGCCAACAGAATTTATAACTACTCAACCAGTGCGGCTATAGAGACTGCCGCTTTAACCCCTAAAGACCCGATATGGATCACCCCCGCGCAAGCAAGCGGGCACGAAGAAAGGCTGAAGAACTTTAATGCTCGCAACAGCCCATTCATGCTTTATAACGCAGACCCCCTGGCCCCTGGTCCCCCTGCTAGGGGCGGGGCCCCTTCGGTGCAAGCGGCATTCGTTCAGCAGATACAGCAAGCGAGTACGGATCTTTATCACGTTACTAACATGCAACCACCATCACTCGGTGCAAATCCAGAGCTTAAAAGCGGAAAAGCGATACAAGCACAAGAGAGGCTAGGAGATCGAGGGTCGTACATTTATTTTGATAACAAGGAGAAATCAATTAGATACACAGGCGAAATATTGTTAGACCTTGTACCAAAAATATACGATACTGAAAGACAAGAGCAGATACTTGCACGCGATGGGGATGCGGAAAAGGTTGTAATAAACCAGACTATCATCGACAGGCAGACTGGCGAGAAGGTTATTGTAAATGACCTTAAGCGAGGTAAGTATCAAGTTTCTGTTGATACTGGTCCCGCCTTTGCTACACAAAGAGAAGAGTCAGCGAATCAAATAATCGATCTAATAGCAAAATCCCCGACCTTTGAAGCGTTAGCAATGGATTTGGTCGCTAAAGACCTTCCGATACTTGAAGCTAAAGAGCTTACTAAGCGAGTCAGAAAGCAGATGATAGTGCAAGGGGTTATTGAGCCAACAGATGACGAGATAGAAAAGCTAGGGTTAGATCAGCCTCAGCAGCCGGACCCTCAGCAAGTCGCAATAACTGATAATATCAATATGCAGACAGAAAAGCTAATGTCTGATATTGATAATCAAGACGCTGACACGACGAGTAAACTACTTAAGGCGCAGCAAGCGACAATACAGTCATATAAAACTCTTATAGATGCTTATAAAACTCAATCGGAGGCTGGAATACCATTTAGTAAGTCAGATCACGACATAAGAGTCAAGCAGCAAGATATAATCGAAGAAAGTCAACAAGAGATAGACGAAGGGCCAAACAGCGAACAAGCGCAAAGTATTGTTGAAGGTGCTATTCAGGCTCAAGCAGAAGTGGCCCCGCGCCTAACCGTGGGGCAACCGTCCGCGTCTGTAGGTCAAGATGTGGATGTACGCCAACCCTAGCGTATAGGGGCTTTAAATCAACCGGAAGGTGAAATATGAGTGACGAGCAAGCTGAAATTCAAGAGTCTGTAGAGACTATTGAAAATTCGGATTCAGCACCCGAGCAATCGCAAGAGAAAGGCGTTAAAGAAGATGGCTTTCAAAAGCGTGTAAACAAAATAACGGCTGAGAAGTACGCCGAGAAACGCCGAGCTGATGAGCTTGAAAAGCAGTTGAATGATCTAAAGTCAAAATTGCCGAATGACGGTGGTACTCCCAAGTTAGAGGACTTTGACTATGATGATGGGGAGTATCAGCAAGCGCTCATTGATGCGAAGGTTGAAGCGGCTGTAAAAGCTCAAGAAGATAGGCGAAGGGCGGAAGAATCTAAACGAAATGCAGAAACTATACAGGAAGGCTTTAATACCCGTATAGTGGCTTTTGGTAAAGATGATTTTGCCGAAGTAGCAGACTCTATACCTGACTTGCCTCCAGGTGTG